TACCAACCTTTAGCTATGAACATAGTTCTAAGCAAAGGTTCGGTCGCTCACCTGGCTTGGAGAATAAGACTTACAGGGTCTTTCCTAGACTTTGTTCTCAAGTATAATGCAGCCCATGGATCTAAATCCACGGTCGCTTGGCTAAAAGCCTCGCTTGTTGCAATACAAAAAGAATTGGGTCAGGATCGACTTGTAACCCTACATGCGCTAAAAGCGGACTTACCGTATAGCAAAACGGCTGGAGGTCTTCCAAGACTGATTCCGAGTGTTGAAAGACACCGAATCCGATCTGGAGACATCCGAGTAATTAGATTCTGGACAGGTTTATTCAACCTGTACAGGGTACTAAAAGTACCTGGAGAATTAAAACTCCAAACTATTACTGCACCGTTCAGTGGAAACCAACAAGCTTTAGATAGCTATATTGGACAGTTCAAAGATAGTAGAAACAAACTACTGTTCTTTGATTGGTTGATCGACTTTAGTAAAGTTCGAACCTCCAATTTGGTTCCTAAAGACTTCGTTTTATCTAGATCGGCTTCGCCGTCTAATAAAATGAGTGCTATAGGAATCTTAACTGATATCCACTTGCTAAATACGGAAGCACCGCAATTATGGCAAGAGGTACTGTACTTCCTACATAGTGTTGGAACTAAAGTATCATCCCCATTCCTGGGTGCTCTCCAGACGGGCTATGAGTTAGTGGTACGACTGAAGTCGTACGACATGAAAGAGATGACTGGTATCAAAACCGGTCTCAAATTCATGCAAACCGATCATCTAACGATGAAGGATTCACTTAGATCTCAAGGCCTGAATGGAGGACTAGGACTGTCGCAATTTGCTATCAAGGAAGAGGCAGCTGGAAAAATCCGGCTGTTTGCGTTGATGGATAGTATAACACAATCTGTGTTAGCACCGTTACATCAGGCATTGTTCACATTATTGAGAAATATTCCCAATGATGGAACCTTCGACCAAGATGAGTCAATTCGACGGTCTCAGTTTAAAGCAACTCAGGCTGGGTGTGCTTATAGTTTTGACCTTACGGCAGCTACAGATAGATTGCCGGCTTCTCTAACCGCCCAAATTATTGAATCAATATTCGATAAGGAGGGAATGGCAGAAAGCTGGCTTAACCTAATGACGGATCGTAATTTCTCCTTTAACAGCAGAGTTGCTGAAAAGTTGAAGTTGGATCCTGATCAGGTCTATCGGTACGCCGTAGGGCAACCTATGGGAGGATTATCCTCGTGGGCCGGGTTAGCGATAACTCACCACTGGATTGTCCAAATGGCA